CCTTCGGAGTGACGCCCACAAGCTTCAACGTCTCATTCGCATAGGAGACGCCCAAACGGCGCACCTGCTGAATCAACGCCATCTCCAACAACGCCATACGGGATGCGACGGCAAACGTCATACCATCATTCCACCAGTCAGCGGGCGTCAGCATGTCCCACATTCTGTGGGCTTGACTCACATACTGGTTCACCAGCGTTGCACGAGCCTGTTCAAGCGTGTTAGACAACGATTCAAGCGACTTACCGGCCATCAGGACTCGGACTCGCCTTCATCGACAAGCTCACCCTCGACGTTCGGCAAACCATCCACAGCGGACTGGGTTTCATCATCCCAACCCGTAGCCGGTTCCACAGCAGCAACAGGCTTCGCATTACTCTTATTAGCCTGGCCGGAAATGTTGAACTGGTCTGCAAGACGGTTCATATCATCCTCCGACACATCCTGAGCGGTGAAGCCCATCTTGTGCGTGAGAATCGTCCTACGCGCCAACAAGCCACTCTGATACAACAACTGGCAAGCCTGAGCCTGTTCCAGCGAACTGGTCGTGTCCATCGGCTTCCACACCATCTCAAACTCGGACGCCGAAGCATTCGCGGTTTTAGACGCGGCCAAAGCCATACGCACCATACGCACGATAGGCTCAGAATCCAACTCGTTCATCGTCTGCACTTTGAACTTCAACGTCTCACGCTTCAACTCAGCACCATTGGCGGAACCCTGCACGTCAGGCGAAAGAATATCCAACGGAATGCCAGCTGCGGAAGCCAACTGCTTCACATCGGCCATGATGTTGTTCTGCAAAGAACCGGTATCAGTGGTCTGAGACTCCCAAATATCAACACCATCAGGAAGCTTCCACAACGCCGCAGGGCCAACCGCGAACGTGGATGCCAAATCAATAGGATCACCAGCCTGCTTGTCTCCGTCGATGACTTCCTGATCCTCTTCGGTGTACGTGGTTGGAACGGTGCCTTTGATGGCACGCTGTCGGAATGCTTGCATCATCGTGATGCACAAACGGTCGAACGTTTCACGGTCGATACGTTTCAG